ATATCGTAGATATCAAGATGATGGAGGATACGATACCTGATTCAGTCATGCTATTACTTAAGAGGAATGAACTCTTTAAAGGTGATCTTAAAAGTGTAGCTAGACATATCATCCTGAATAACTTAGATCCAAATTCATCAACTGGCATGGATGATAATCGTATTATAGCAACGTATGGACTGGAATTATATGAAGCTATAAGTGCAGGGTTATCTGAAGCTGGAGTGACTAAGGTGGATGAGTCGATCAAGAGAAAGAAGAAACCTTTCGAGAAAGTAATAGCTAGACTAGTTCCGATCTTTGGATTTGGAGTCATGGATGAAGCTCAAATTAAATCTGAGTATTCATCGTCCAAGTATGAAGATTTAGTGAACTACTATTACTTCAAGAATGGGTATGAAGGATTCTTAGACATTTGGTCAAATCAGATGACAGATATCCAACATATCCCATACTCATTTAACTTTAATGGGAAGATCTACTCTATTGAGGAGTTTCATGAGTACTTAAATAATAATTATTATAACTGTTCTAGCTCTGTCGAGTATCCAAAGATCTACAATTTCTTGACAGAGAAGTATAAGTATCCTTTGGCATTCTTATCAACTTTGAATATCCATAGAAAGATCTACGATGGGAAATTTAGCAAGACACCATCTGAGGACTTTAAGGATTTCATGGACAATATTAAGGATCAGCCCAAGGAGGTAATTGATACGTTACTAGAACTAGTAGGGAATCCATTAGATGATAGGATGACATATCTTATGAACGGATTGGATGGATTCCTGAAGATTAATGACTTCTGGAAATATTACACGAAAGATCCTGAGAAAGTAAAGTCTTATGGAGAACCATACTCTGAATCAGATTTTACTGACCAGTTTGATTTTCTGGCAAAATTTTTAGTCCTGCAACATTTATACAAGAGGTTAGATAGTAGCCTCTCATAGAGGGTAATTTCTATGATAAAATATCATTAATTGCTGGGAACTCCTGTTAGGATTATCTGACTAGATAAGATGGTTACTTATCAGTAATACTAGATAATATAGGGACAATCAGCAGCTAAGACTTATACTTAAGTAGTAAGATTGATATAAGATATGGAGATATATGAATTATACAAAGAAATTTCAAATAGGAATTCCGATGTTGGGAAGTCTCACTTTGAATATAAAGACATAAAAGGGAATCATAACTATAGGTACTTTATACCCGAATGGTTAGGGATACCTGAGTGCTCAAACTCATGGGTATCAGGCAGATCTATAAGATCAGTACTATCTTCTATAGGATTGGATAATCAACTATATTACGACTTAGTGATTCTAGGGTTATCATCACCTGACGATAGGCCTAGGTGTCAATGTGGGAGTCCAGTCAAATTCATGAGTTTAGCAGAAGGATATAGAGAATTTTGTAGTAAATCTTGTGCTAAGAGATACATAACTGAAGAGACTAGGAAGAAGAGAGGTGACTCATTAAGAGTGACGATGAATAACCCTGAGGTAAGGCAAAGAATGTCTGATTCTCACAAAAGGGAGAACTTATCTCCTGAGACTAGACTAAGGCTATCTGAGTCTATGAAAGGGAATACCAATGGTAAGGGACCTAGATCAGAAGAGTCTATTCTTAATATGGTTGAAGCTCAGAATCGTCCTGAAGTAGCAGAGAAGAAGTCAAAGTCACTGAAGGATACCTACTCAAGACCTGACATAAGAGATAAGAAGTCGAAATCACAGACAGGTCTGAAGAGAAAATTATCTACTAGGAGAAAGATTTCTAAAGCTAGAACTGAGTACCTTAAAGCTCATCCCGAATCCGTGAAACCTTGGGGATACGTGAAGTTCAAAGTGGGATCGCTTTATTTACCTAGATTTAATAAAGAGGTAAGATACGAGTCGTCTTATGAAAGAGACTTGTTATCGATCCTTGACTCATCAGATGAGATTAGTTCTGTAGATCGTAGTAAATTACATATACAGTACTATAATGATGAACGTGGGAAAGTATGTAACTACTACCCTGATTTCATCGTTAAATTAAATACGGGTCACAAACTTTTGATAGAAGTGAAGCCTAATTATAGATTATCCAATTCAGTGGTAATAGCCAAGGCAGCCGCAGCAGTTGAGTTCTGTAAAAGCAATGACCTTCAGTACGTTATTCTTACTGAGGATGACCTATATGATGGGAAGACTTTAAATTATAAACTAGATTTATTTAGTAAGATTAGATCTAACCAATCTAATGATTAACTTAAGTATAAGTAAAGTCCAACGACTATTCCGTAAGGAAGTAGACTGCAAGTCGGTAATGGCAGTCGAAACATGATACTCTGCAGTATTGTAGATGAAGATATAGTCTAGTCTGTATAGAGATATACAGAAGTTCGTGAACTGATAAGTTCTGAGAACTGATAGGATTTGACGAGTCCTATTGAATATAAACGATCGTAAAATGTTTACAACATATGTGATGGGACTCTTCAAGAACTTTGATAGAAAATGTCATGACACACCTGCATTGGTTCCAGATATTATCGATGAGAATGATGCAAGGTGCGATGTAGTGAAGATGTTTCCGAGGTACGAGATTGAGTGATTGGTCTCACTAGAGAGTGATCTCTAGAACAATTAACTCACTGAATTGCTGGGACACCCTAACAGATAATGCTGAGGGCAATCAGCAGCCAAGTGTTTAACTTAATACTTTCAATTATGGATACAAAGAAATTCGTAAAGATAATGGTACTAGTAGGTACTACGATAACTGGATTAGCGACGATTATTGGTTCAGTTATAGATGGTATCTCTAAATTGGAAGATGATAAGTAAACAAAGGTTCAGAGACTATCCAGAAATGGAGTAGGGTTCAAGTTAATGGAACTCGAAGTAGTGAGAATCTCAGTAATGAGATTAAGATATAGTCCTGACTTCATAGAAATATGGAGCAGCCCGTATAATTGGGCGTATTAGGCCTTACGAGCCTAATAGAAAGTGCGTAATCAAAAAGTTTCAAAAAGGTGGTCGGGGCCTTTTCATACAATTTATTCAAAAAGTGACATTAAACGGATAGTGACATCTCCAAAGGGATACCTGATGTCATATTTTGATATTAATAAAATTAGTATCGCCTAATAGTGATATTAGGGCAATAACTCATTGAATTGCTGGGAAGTCTAAGTTGGATAATATCCAATAAGATAATCAGCAGCGAAGATTAGTGTTCTCAGTCTATACTAATTAATTATAGGCATTATGAGAATTTGTAAACAGTGCAAAAGAGAGTTTTCTCCCTGCCATAAGACTAGTGAATTTTGTTCAAAATCTTGTGCAACTTCATGGAGAAATTCACAGAAATTAAAAGATGGAAGTCATAATTTCAATAAAATGGATCGAAGTAAGAATGCTAAGATTCAAATTGAGAAAGGGACTCATCCATTCCTCCCAGATAATATGACTGAGGAGTCATTAGAGAAGAAAAGACAAGGGATAAAATCAGCCAGACTAAGAGAGTCCTCCAAAGGAATTCATCCTTGGCAGAACCCTTGGAATTGGATTGATAATGAGTATAGTAGATCGATCTCAGTAGTAAAGAAAAGAGGTTTATCAGAGATTGAATTGTATGTATCGGATTGTGAATTTGATGGGTATTTTAAAATCGGATGGACTTATAATACTGAAATGAGGTACTGGGACTCTAGGACTCATGAAGTAAAGAATGCTACTAAATTGAGATCTGGATCACCTACTGAGATACTAGGAATTGAGAGATTAGTAAAGAAAACTTATTATGATGAGGAGAATTCGAAGTTCACTAATAGTACTGAGATATTTCCTAACTCTAAGAAAGAGATTATACTAGAATTTATTAACTCATTATAGCACTGAGAGTACTAATAACGTTCAACGACTATCGAAATCATACAGAAATGTAGAAGAAAGTAGAGTAGGATCAAGTGATCCGAAGTGGTGAGCATCTTATCTATTGAGATGAAGATATAGTCTGGACTCATACGAAAGTATGAGAAGTTCATGGAGCAATTCCTGAGAACTGCAATGATCTAACGAATTATTGTGACCAATATCGTAGTGCAGCAGAAGTCCGGAGTTTAGCATTTTTCAGTAAGGATCCGAAGTTATGTGAAATGTTCCTTACTGGTCAGGATCCGTACGTATGGACGGCCAAAAATGCATTCCCCGATGGGGACTGGAGTGATCCAGGTTATAAGCGTCTATGGCGTACTAGATTTAAGTCGATTAAAGTTGAATAGTCGACTATAAACTCTGTTAATTGCTGGAAACTCCTAACTTACTATTTAGTAAGAAGGACAATCAGCAGCTAAGATCTGTATTAATACAGATAAAGTTCAACGACTATCGAAAGACTGAAGAAATTCAGAATCGAGTAGAGTACACTCAAGTGAGTGGAAACGCAGAGTATCCATGGATCTCATGGATGAAGATATAGTCTAGTCTGCATAGAAATATGCAGCAGTTCCGATGAGAACGCATTCAGATTAACGACCTGAATGGAATGAAACGTCTTCTTGGCAAGATGTATTTAATGAGTTTGAAATAAGCTCCATAATGAAGTGATTCATTATCGTAAACCATGTGAATTGCTGGGAACTCTTATTGTAAGATAAGACAATCAGCAGCTAAGACTTAGATCTAATCTAAGTAAAGTTCAACGACTATCCTGAAAAGGAGTACAACTCAAACTACTGGAGTTGGAAGTGCATGGCATCTGATTATGATCAGATGAAGATATAGTCTATTCTGTACTGTGAAGTACAGCTGGAGAAATTCCGGAATGGGAGTGGTGAACTCATTCGAATTTAAAGGATAATACACTCGCCAACAATATTAATGTATCGATTGAAGAAGCTCAGCATCTTACTGATATTCTTTTCTCAAACTTTAATGTAGTAAAGAAATTCATTGATAAACAATCTAATTATCCTCTCAGTCACGACGGAAGAATCAATACCTTCCTAGGTGACGATCTTGTAAGTCCTGACTGGGAAGGATACCTAAGAGGTGAGAAACAAGCTAAAGGTCGAGTTATGAGACACGGCGTAAATCTTTCAATACAGGGTGTTTCAGCCTGTTATTTGGCTTGTGGATTTTACAATGTCCATAGGGTCGCCAGACAAAATGGACTGGTTATACAGCCTCTTATCGTCGTAAATCGTTGCGACTTTATGTAGCGATACATAATAAGAATTCAGTTAATTGCTGGAAACTCCTAACGAGCCTACTGAGAAATTAGTGGATGTCGAGGACAATCAGCAGCTTAAATTATTAGTAATATGGTTTGGAATTTAAAAGAATTATATGATGATCCTAAAGATATATCCAGAACAAAACTAAACTCATATACTGGAGGAATCCTTTATAGGATTCATAATCTAGTTACCAATAAATCCTATATAGGAATAACCAAAGTCCTATGGTATCGATTATTTAGTACAAAATTTGGTCACTTAGCAGTGGGATATGATAAAGGAGAGAATCATAAGTTGTACAATTCTATGAGGAAACATTCTCTTGAGAATTTTCAATTAGAAGTGCTACTGAAGACAGATGATATCTCCGAACCTAGAAGAAGAGAAGAAGAGTTTATATCCATATACGATTCTTACCATAATGGGTATAATCTATCCTACAATGGAAAGGCCACTTGGAAATTGAACGGTGGGATGCCTAAAGGGTACATAGCTATGAATAATGGTATGTATAGTACTTTTGTAAGTCCTGATGATATAGAAGAGTATGAGGATAGAGGATTTGTGAAAGGAAGACTAGGATGTCCTAACAAAGATCTAGTAGCCATGAATAATGGAGAGATCTATCGGTATGTGACTGAAGAAGTATTCCATCTCCACTATGAGCCTTATGGGTGGAAGAGAGGCAGAGGATCGACTCCTACTAGAAGAGAGTATGAGACTAACCATAGGTACCTAAATAATGGAGTAGTAACTAGGAAAGTCAGTGAGAAAGATGTTACTCATTACTTATCTAACGGATGGGTAGAAGGTAGACTGGATCGAGGTACTCATTTAGGAAGACTATATATTACTGATGGATCTATAACCAAAGTTATAGATGAGTCAGAATTCTCTATTTACGAATCCCAAAGGTTTAGGAAAGGACAAGCTCCTAGAAAAGTCAGGAAAAGATGGATGATAACTCCTGATGATGAATCATCTATCCAAGTGAACTCTGACTTAGTAGAGGAGTACTTATCAAAAGGATATAGAATAGGAAGAATCATAAGAAAGTAAACTAATAATTAAGTTCAGAGACTATCTCGAAAGAGAGTAGGATCCAAGTGGATTCGAAAAGCTGAACTCTGCAGTACTGCAGATGAAGATATAGTCCGATCTCATATGAAAGTATGAGAAGTTCATGGAGTAATCCTGAGAACTGCGATGAATTAACGACTCACCGTGAACATACTGACACGATAGTTCCACAATGAATTTCAAAGCTGAATACCTACCCTTCATAAACCAATTCTACGTGAAGAATTTTCGGGAGTACCTGTATAAATTCTGTCAGACACCTTATAAATTTGACACATTCCTGGGTACGAATTATCATGACGTGGCTCTCCTCGAAAATATTTCATTTGAGGAGATAAAATTGAGTGGTACAGGTATTGCAATATGTAATATTCTTGATAAACTTGATGAATCTGGGATCAAGTACGATCTGAGTAGATCCAGATCAGAACTTGAACCAATTTGGGAACCTGATCCCATCACTAGATTCATGAAATCAGATTATGGTTGTTGTATGATGTATGACAACAATAAGACTGATGTAAATATCAAGTTCAAGAATGTTCCATATGAATTGATAGAGAAACTTGGTCTATCAATGTAATTAGATTTGAGTACAGGAGGATTCTCCTGTACTCATTTTTACTCCTAAATAATAATTTCACCTATCTAGGACTCCTTCACCCTTAATTATGAATTAGGTTTAGTAGTAATTATCTAATTTTGAATGAATTATGAGTAAAATTATAAAATGGGATAACGAGATCTGTGAGGATTTAATCACTGATTATCTCAAGTCTACGAAAGATGATGAACTCCTCAAAATGAAGAAAGTAGCATTCTTTAAATCATTAGGAGAGTTAACAATCCGTATCGGATTCAAGGAGAATCGTGACTATAGATCATATATAAAGAAATGCGTAAGGATATTTGATCTTCTAGAGATGGACGAATCATCCAACGTTCCTGAGGATGAAAGAGTTGATCTACTCGCATATATTGAATCTTTAGTTGATGAGATCCCTGACGATAAATTCGATGGTGATAAAGAATTCGTAAAATGGCAACCTTGGCAAGCTTTCAGTATTATGACTTATGGATTTAGTCTAGGGAAAGCAGTCATGTGTGCTACTTGCTATAAAGATACACCTGACGTACTAGTAGATGAGGATGGCAGGACTAGGATAAATCTTAAATCTGATGTTTATCCTAACTTTAATGCTGATCTAGAAACTATAAATTAATAAATATGGTCACTCCTTTATCCTATTCAATTGACCCTTCTAGCCCTTAGTTGTGATACGATGGAAGCATATATAACATTAGAATGTAATCTAAATTTTGATGTATCAGAACTAAATGAATTGGATTGGATACCTAGGATAGTGAACGAAGATCCCGAGTACTATCAGTTACTTAATCTGCTGGGGAGTGCTGTGGTACTATATGATCCTGATCTTCTTATCCATCCAGTGAAATTATTCTTTCATGATAGATCCTGGTACTATAATGGTTCTAGGGAATTGAAGGATCTAATAGGTCGATCTCAGATAGAATTGATACTCCCTACTACTATAGAAGCAAGTCCAAACGAAGGATATAGTCACTTATTAGTAGTATCATCTTTTGAATGGTACCTACCAAGTCCAGATCTTAGTACCACTGAAGTTCGATTTCAAAGTGTAACAACTTTCGATAAGGACTACTTGATTTCGTACGAATTTTCTAAGAAGTCATCTAGGAAAGTCATAGCAAAAGTATATTCAGATTATGATCATGAAGTATTGACTCAAGGTTTAATATATATACTTATTTAGACAATCATGATAGAGTACGACGATAAAGGGAATCCTAGATGGATGAAATTTGATATTGAGTTTAACTATAGGAGGAATAAGATCAAATTCTCGATTATCCACTGTATAGGAAACTTTATAAACTCAGCATTTGAGAACTGGATCGTAAGAGCTAATAGTAAAGAGTACAACGCAAAGTCGTTCGTGAAGTATATTAATTCCAAATTTACTCCCGAAGTGGTCGCTTATACTGAGCATCAATTTAATAAACTCTGTAATTACGCACCAAATGATGAAGAATTATAATATTATCATGGCCATCTCTATAAGTGCAGCAGTAGCCGTAGGTTGCTTAGCTGCTGAATCTGGATGGCCATTGATTGGATTACTAGCAATCTCTCTTAGTACAAGAGATGAAAGAGATTCTTAATTTTATAAATTTAAAGAATTATGGAGGAGGATTTTTATAAGACACTAGAACTCAAGTTGAGAGTGGAATTCCTGAAGAAAGTAAAGGAGTATGCATGTAAACTTCATGATGAGGTAGTTAATCAGAAGTATGATAACTACCTGCCCTATTCATTTCATCTGAATCTGGTGGCTAAGTTTGTAATGAAGTTTATGCCTGATGACATCACTGATGATGTCAAGGCAGGACTTATCATGGCAGCTTATCTCCACGATTCTATTGAGGACGCCAGGTTAACCTACAACGACGTACTAGAACTCCTCAGTGACGAGTTCAAATTCGTAGCAGGTATCGTTTATGCTTGTACGAATGAGAAAGGTAAGAATAGGAAGGAACGTGCAAATGATAAGTTCTATGAAGAACTCAGAGCTACTCCTTATGCACCTTTTGTGAAGGCATGTGATAGACTAGCTAATGTCTTTTACAGCACTGAGATATCTACTACTAGTAGGATGAAGGAAGTCTACAAGAAAGAGATGGACGAGTTCACTGAGAAGATAGGACTCACTGAGGAAATATTCAGGACTACTTCTGACGATCCTATGGTAGAAGCTACTAAGAAAGTGATATTCGCTATTGATGATTTACTGGAGGAAGAGTAATGGATGCAGTATTAATACCCAAAGTAATACTAGTACTGAATAAGTATAATTCAGTATACGTAGTGGATAAAGAGAGTAAAACTTCCTTAGAAAGTGCTAGGAAATGGGCAGGTAAAGGTTGTAGGGAGTTCGAAGTGGATAACTCCGGATTTACTGCAAAAATAACTGCAGAAAGCTTCCCTGACTACTCTAGTCAAGGAGGTAAACTGTCATTCTGTATGGTGGAATTTCACCACAAGGATATAGGAACGTTTGAGTCAGGAATCTCTACTCAGAACCTATTCTCAGTAATAGCTCAATCCAAGGTAGAGAAAGGTAGGATATCTGGAGAATTCTCTTTCTGTAAAGGAGGAAATCTCACCTACATAGTAGGTCCATGGATGAAAGAGTACAAAGAATACTCTGGAAATTATGAGAAGAAAGTTCAATACATAAAGACCTCTAAGACCACTAAAAGGAAAGTTGGAGTTGTATACAGTACTAAGACTGCTAGGAAACTATACCTAGGATCTATGTACTCGTGCAAGATCGAGGTAGGATATAAGGATTCCTATATTGATGAATACAAGAAAGTCCATGTCTATCTGGATGTCACTAACATGACTAAAGAAGAGTTAGATGACCTGAAGAGTACGTCAGTAGGAGATCTATTAATGGAATATCTGATTCAGAGTCATTATAGCCTCAGTTTTAATTCTTCGCTTACTCCTATGATAGAATGTGAGAGACTAATCGAGGACCTGGATTATGACTACCCATCTCTAGTAGCTGAGTCACTATCAAAGATGAACTGGGGAGTCCATAATTATAGTGGGTCTATGTACAGGATCCATTACCTGAAGAAAAATCTGGATGATAACTTTATAGTCAATGGATCTACTACTAAATTGATAAAGGATAGGTTCTGGGAGGACTTCTTAAAGGAATGGAAGAGTAGAGGGACTATGGGAGATCAAACTGCTCCTTGGAATCCTAAAGGAGTAGTGGCAGCTTTAGTAGGATACTTATTCAGAAGTCCTGTAGATAGGAAATTCAATCCTCCAAGTAAAATCATAGAAGATATCTATGGGGTTAATATTGTAGAGGATCTAGAGAAGAGATTCTCAGGATACCTAGACTCCATGACTTTTGAGGATTTCAAGAGTCACCAGAAATTCTTAGACTCTATAAAGTATTATAAAGGAGATGAGAGAATTTACCCGTATACAGTGAGACTTTATCTGAAGAAGGATAATAGTACTGACTCTGTTATCTATAAGAAATTGATCTCTACCGAGTTCTTTGGGATGTCTGATAATCTTGTTAAACATATCCTCAAGGTTCTTATAACTGAGACTCCCAAGTACACTACTGAGAAAGGGATTTCATTATTTACCTATGATATCAGTAAAGAAAGAGTCAGTCTTACCAATGAACTCAGGAAAGAGATGAGGAGTATTTGGTTCTCATTCATAGAGGTGGAAGATTACTCTGACAAGAGATCAATGAAGGAACTTCTTCAGAAGTTAGAATCCAAGAGTTAATTGAACCCTCGAAACCCTTAATAATGAATTGAAAGGAACTATTAACAACCTTTCGATACTGATTCAAAATTTGGGTTTGTGTCCGTAGTCGGCATGTGTGAATAACGCATACTGGCTACGGACCTTCCCATTTTACTAAATTTAGGTGAGGGTTTTGAAAACCCTCGAAAACCTTAATTGTGAATGAAATGAAGGAGATAGTCACCTAGGTAATAGATAGGTTCGAGTCCTAGTACTAGTAATGGCTGAGTGGTTAGGCATACCTAGGTGACTTTTTAAGAGTTAGTGATCCAGAATTGGCACGTGATTAACAATTGCGTACTGATTCTGGATCTTTTTTTTTATTTTGTATGAGATTATCAAATCTCACTGAA